CCAATTACGGCACTGTTGATTAAGCCAAGCCCAAGTAGCTCTTGAAGCACCCGCGGTGATAATTACGTTCACTTATTGGTGGAACGCACACACACCCTCGGTTTCATGAATTCTAGATGATAACATACCATAACGGAGTTTTTCTAACTCCGGAGTTGACATTTTTGTTAACTTAAAGTCTCTAGGAAAATTATATTTTCTTAGTCTCGGTATGGGTTATTGATGGATTCTTCTGTAGCTATAAACGGATTGACGCCAACCTCGCGTTGTAATTGTGTTAGTGGTTGTTTCTTGACCGTTGTGAGATAATGACAGGTATACATTTTTTGTAAATTTGTTAATTTCGCAATATTCATTGGAAATAACCCTAATCCACCAGCCTCTGTAGGCATATATTCTGACCGATATTTTCGCCAGATTTTAAAGCCTTTATGAGTTCCAAACTCAGGGAAGTATTTTAAATAATATTTAATATTTCCTTCAGTTAGTTCACTTCCGTATGCACCTTTTACAAATTCTCTAAGAGCATCACATTCTTCTTGAATGGTACCTCTAACATGAGTTAATTTTAAATTTGCGAACTTTTGTTCGCCTTGTGCATTATATGGTCGACTATTAATTGTAAAGTTGTTCTTGTCGACAAGACTCTTTCCTTTTGATGGTATAAAACCAGCTTCCTCAGTGTACTTGTACCAGAGTTGAATAAACTCCTTTGTTGCTTTGAAAAGTATATCATCACCATTGATCTTTGGTTTTGATGACTGATTAGGTAACATATCTTGTACACACTCATAGACTAACTTATTTATTACACATAAAATTGGAAAGCTCAAAATTGAGCCCATCAATTGACCATTTGTTGTGATGAAATCATCAATCAAAACAGTACCAAACTGTCTTGTTATTTCATCATCCATTGGTATTTGTGATACAACCGCAGTTATAACTCTGCGTTTTAAGTTGTCTGTTGCAGCCTTATAATCCCCACTACAATAGTACCACTTTTCTGATTCTTGTTTATAAGTTTTATTATCAACAACTGTTGAATACTTCTTATTTACAAGTTCTCGACTTGGTTCTTTTGTTAAATACTTAATGTGGTCCCAGATATTATGTTCTTTAGTTAGAATAAATTCTGGACTCTTCTTTTGTATGTAGTGTAGGAGAGTTCGTTGAACTTCTTTATACTTCATTTGGGTATGGGCCATTTTAGTTATTGTTCGAATCTTCATAGGTTCATCTAATTGTACAGATGTTCCATGTGGTTCCCATAATCTATAATCCCATTTGGCTGCCAAATTATGAATGGCTAACTCTCTTAATGTTCTGTAAGGTTTTAAAGTGGGTATTCCATACTCACTCTTTAAAGCGTCAGACATGACGTGACCTTCAAAACATGACTTTGTTGTTAAGCCCATTCTTAAGCTGGGGACTTTGTAGTCCTTAAAATACTTTTTAGCCTTTTCTCTGATGTTCTCTGTAAATTGATATTCTACAGTTAAATCTTGTGTTAACCGCTCTTTAAAGCTCTCATAATCGAGCTCCTTGACCTTTTTTGGTAAGGGTGCAGTTACATCTCTTTTAGCTTGCCAGAATTGAAAGGCATAGCGAAACTTCATCAATCGACGTTTCATATAAACTTTATTTGGTCTATTAAAGAACCAGAAGTTTTCAGAATACGTTTGAGGTGGTGTTATTACATCGAGGCTAAATCTTGAGATCCATTTTGACGTATGGTATTTGTAGTGCTCAACAGCATCTACTGGACCTAGAGTCTTTATGTATTTCATAAAGTGAACCGGAAATGTTAGATTCTTCCCTCCTATTATTTGATAAGAGGTCTTAAGAGAACGCATTAGTTCTTTTATAAATTTTGGATCTAAATCCGGGGTGTGCGACTTCAGTCGGTTATCGCTGACCGAGGTATTATCACCACTCACCATTCGCGAATTATGTTCTTGAACGTTGTTAGTGATGACTGACAATAGAAACGAATATAATAATTGCGATCCTACCGGCTAAGGTTACTAACCTTAGTTC